GTCTAAAATGCCCCAATATTCAAGAACTTCGTACCGATCCATGTCCGAATTGACTGAATCGTCCTCTAAAGAGTCCTCCCAGTACTCTCTGGTGTAGTCTGAGCCATATTCTAAGGCTAATTCGATGCTTTCTTCACGAAAATGGGGGCGTTTTTTTAAAGTACGCAATTGAGTACGGTTTAGCCTATGTCTTTGGATCGTAAATTCAGCTTCACCCATATTACGCGCATCAGGATCAGGGTAGAAGTCCCAAATAGACACATATTCCATCTTAGGGACGGTTTCAAAGAGAGGAGTGTAGTTCCCATCCTCATCCCAGCGCGGATATTCCTTATCTTGGGCAAATGGCCCCTTAAATACGCCTGTACCGAAGAGACAGCACTCAAAAGCTATCGATCTAAGGTGTTTAGGGGCATCAGTCTCATCCAACTGATCGTGCATGAGTTTTTCCATCTTCTGAGCGGCACGTTTTGCTGGCTCAAAGGTGATGGACTCCGGTGTTTTGCCTACACCAAGCTCTAATTGGTCCTCAACCTCTTTAAGGTCTTCTTTAAACAGTCCTAAGTCCCTAGCAATGTCGGGGCGAACAATAGAAGCTTTGGGAGTGTAGTCTACTCCGGTCTTGTCTTTAACAATCTCAGACGTAAGGGCATTAGGGTCAAAGGATACAGCGTCAGCTACGTTATTTGGGAACTGCCGAGACTCAATACCAATGGGGAATTTTGATCCTGCAAACAAAACGTCTACAACTTGAGCATATGCAGCCAAAACTTTGGTTTTAGTCACCTTAATAAAGGCTTTAGACTTCTCAGTCTCGGTAAACTGTACTGCGGATGAGTAAATACCTCTATAATTCCGATAAGCGTCTAACCAACGCTCCTCATCTGCAAGTCGGGCGTCTTTGGAGCGCCTATACTGGGACTTAATGAAAGATACCGCACCGGAATAGCTTTGGTTCTCCTCCTCAACGTCCCCATCTTCAGCTAAGGGTACTGCAATATCGGAATCGGTAACGTCATCGGGAAGAGGTTTTTCCATTAGTGCCATGTTTTAGTATCCAAATGTTGTGTCAGCAGGTCGCCAGACTTGTTGAGTTGTGCCTTGGCCAATATCAAACGGTGAATAGGCTCTAGGGCGGCTCATGACTGCGTAACGGACGCTGTCGTAGGCATGGTCTGTGGCATATCTAGGATCAATGTCATCAGAGCCTCGCGGGTCAGAAGGGATAACAGGTAGGTCTGCGATTATTTGACGGCAGGTATTAAAGAACTGAATGCCAGGTATACCCGTGACTTCATCTACCTTGAGGACTTCATGAAAGCGGTTCTTGCCAGATACCCTTGCACCGTGAGTACGGTCACTAGGACGCCAGCGTGTGCCTTGTGAGATCATCTCTTCAGCTATGGATGGTCCGGTGAAGCCCCGATTGTGCCAACAACTGGAGTCTAAGACCCCGTAGTCGATTTTCTCTTCACCTTCAGCAGCTATGACGGCTTTAGCTAGGTCTCGGCCCGTATGCTTAGTCAGGTATAGCTCACGGTAGTTTATTAAAGTGCTATAGTTTGGATCGATAGCAAACCAATGAACAGCACTATAAGAACTATATCCGTAGTCACAGCTACGGAACCTGCGCCAATTGTGCGGTATATCAAACGGTTCGATGACATGCTTAGATTGTCTAAACTCAGAAAACGCTGCACCGTCAGAAACTGCCCAATCACCTTCAAGTAGCTGTCTCCTCTGCATCTCTGGTAAGGATAGTAGGTTGGCCTCGTACTGACCGCCCTCCATCAGGTAGGGGTTATCTTTAAGGCTGGCGGGTATGAACCGTCTGTAGAAGAGTGGCTTTCCAGCCTTTTCGTGACTGTCTGGGTATACTAGGTCTTTGCCTGTCTCTAAATCTTTGGCTACAAACCGTGTATTGGATGGGGCGGGGTCGATAAACATCCGCTTTACCCACGAATGGCCAACAGAACCAGGGTTTGTAGTAGCCCGAATGAAGATGGGCAGCGTAGGGTCCGTAGTTCTCAAGCGAGATCGCATATAATTAAATGCAAAGGGAGTGGAATACTGGGTTAACTCATCAAAAGCTATATAACTAAAAGCCTGACCCTGATATCGCAGTACGTCTTGGTCCCTCTCCAAATACGTTAGCCAAAGTTTACTGCCGCTAGGCATAGTCCACTGAGACTTTTTCTCTGCCCACTTAGCGCCGGGAAATGCTTTAGGATACAACTCCTGTGATTTCCATATCAATTCGCGTAGCTCGTCATTGGAGCGTCTTAGAATAAGCCCGTTAAAGTTGGGATTATCAAAGTAACGCATCGGGTCAGCAAGTAAGCCATATGACTTCCCTCCACCTGCTGCTCCTCCATATAAAACTTCTTGTTCACTAGCAGCCAGAAACTCTGTCTGCGGCCCAGGGTTGGGAGAAAAGACCACCTCCTTCGTCTGCTTTTGGCTCTCAATAACGGAGAAATCGAGGTTAGCTGTACTAAGCTCTTTAGTAGGCTCTAAGGCTTCCAGCTTCTTCTTCGCTAAAGTAAGTCTACGCTTTGCGTCAGTCTGCTTGCGTTTGGCTGCACTAAGCTTCTTATCTTCTGAAGTCTTAGGCTTCCTCTTACGATTGTCCTTAGCAAGCTCCTTGAGCCGCTTAGAGGGGTTATCGCTGCCTTTACCACGCCGGGACTTCCAAATGAATATTAGCCCCTGATGGCTTATCTTATCGCCTGTCTTAGAAGTGAGCCACTCAGCAGTCTTACGAGTAGAGTGACCCTCTTCAAGATAATCCAGTGCGTCTTCTACGAAGCTGGCTTTCTCTTGATCAGCTACAAGTACCAGCGGATCATCGTCAGCCTCTTTGTAAGCGTATGGTATTTTAGAAGTCTTATTTGGTCTGACTTTATTTAGCCAAATACTCAATCTTCATTCTTAGGTGGTAGAATAAACATAGCACCGCCCGTATTCTTGACCTCGATTTGCTCTTTCTTAATCAGACCAGTGCGGTCCAGTATCTGAGCAGCCGCTGCAATGGAGTTTCTTGCTCCCATAGCACCTGGGTCATCTAGAACGTCTACCATGCCCCACGCGGCTTTAGGGGCGTTCATAGCCAGCATTGTAGCCGCACGTTCATTGATTTCAGATTTAAGGGCCGACACCACAGAATTGATAGACGTAGTCTCAGAATAGTTGGCTATGTTCATAGCTTTCCTAATATGGCCCTTGCACTCTTCAGACATGAGAGCTTCTAAGAAAACAGTTTGCTTATCGGTTAATTGCTTCTCGTCTGCCATTACGCCTTAGCCTTCTTCTTAGTATGACTTAGGTTTTTACTTCTAGCGGTGTGTTTTGTACCCGTCATCAACTTGCCATCCGTCTTATGTGTAGGACCAGTGTAAAGTTTACCGTTAGGAAGATAATGAGGTTTGTCTTTAGCCATGCTATTTACCCTTCTTTTTAGCTTTATTCTTTTTAGAATTAGGGAAACCAGCTTTCATATCCGAATAAGCTTTAGGGCTTACCGTGGAGTTTTTCTTAGTGCGGCTTTTGCCAGACTTTTTCTGTTTATTCATGTTCTCATATAACGACATAGGCGGCTATTTCTTTTTCTTAGCAGCCATACCGCCTTTAGACATTTTCTTCTTAGCAGCCATACCGCCCTTCATATAACCAGCCTTTTTAGTCATAGGCTTGCCAGTCTTTTTGGTTTCTTCTTTAGCCGCTGTCATACCCTTAGCGCCGTAACCGAATTTCTTACCACCTACATTAGGCATACTATTCTCCTTACCATTTCTTACATGACCAATAACGGGCCGTTAATTTTGAGGTTGCTGTGTCGCACTTATGCCTTGCTCTGAAGGACTTACGTGCTGCGGGATTATCTTTTCTGATCTCCATATTGGGATCACCAAAGGCAATATACTTAACATTATCGCCTTCTACTGCTAATACTTCAAACTTCTTAGAGCCGCCTCTTCGTGGCTTATTAACTTCAGTAAACCCATGACGTTTCTTACCAGCAGCTATCTTCTCAGATTTATTCTTTGCCATAGCGTCCGATCTAAGTATTTTCACTGTCAAAATCTTCATCCAACAAACTAGGGATAAATCTTCTAGGATCATGTGGAACATCAACGGAGCAGTCTTCAGTAAAAAAGTACCTACCGTATCCATCAAACTCTTTGCTCAAAGGATTCCTGTCTAACTCTGATTTAGAGATTAAACCTTCTTCCAGTAATAATTGACGGATGTAGTCAAATTTAAGAACTTGACCTGTGCGCTGTTGAATAGCCGCACGAATATAATATAAATTGAAAGACAATTACCTTTACCCCTACATTGTAGCATTTAGTTAATAACTTAGTCAAGCGATTTATTAATACACTAACTAACGATTTAAGTTGACGCATAGCTGAATGATTGGTATAATGAATTGTCGCTTGAGTGGACTACTATAGATAAGGGCTAGTAATATACTCCTAGTATAGTACTTTAAGCCGTCTTCCCGCGACCTTCTCCCTCATAAATAACTCTATATAAATCTGATCTGTTAAGGCCTATGTCCTTTAACTCATGATCAGTCATGTTCCGTAGTTGCCAGTAACATACTCTTTTCATTTGAGCTTCCTGTATTTTACGAATAATAGCACCTTCTCCTGAAAACAGATAAACCAGTATTGCTATAACTTTAGTGAACATAATTAACTCCTTAATAATATGTACCTACATTATACCAAGTAAGTGCATTTAGGAGTAGATAGATAAGGCGAATACCCGCTATGCTTTTAGGTAATAAATAGCCTTTTCTAAGCCTTGGATATTATCACCAAGTA